AGTTTTTTTCATCAGATTTTACTTTTTTAGTTTTTTCACCTCTCTCCGAATACTCGCTTGCAGGTGTTTCTATTCTCTTATTAGCAAGTTTTCCATAAGCAGCAGTTGCTTTTGGAGTTTGTCCATAAGAACCTTCTGCTTCATCAAGTTCCTGATAAACTTCTTTATATGCTTCTTGAAGACTACGAAAATCTTGTGCGTCCATCTTATGAGATACTTTTTAGATATTTATAAAAGAAGAAGCGTCCCCGTGCTGGAGACGCTTCTTGAGTGCCTGACGACGTGCCTTTGCTTGTCGTAGTGCTTGAGGTTTAAGTTTTCGTTTCTGCTCCTTTTTGGAGTGATGTTGCCAGTTCGGAAGTTTCATTTTTCTCCGTGAGTGAATCCATCCATTCCCCAATTCTATCAACAAGTCGGTCCAACCAGTCTTGCCCTTGTGCCACTTTGTCTTCTGTCATAATTCATTTTTATAAGAGAATCCGTTTTTCTTTTCAAACCTAATAACACTATCAAACTTATCGTGCAAATCAGACTTGTGCGAAATAACAAAGATGTTAGCATCTTTAACAACATAACGAATAATTTTTAGAAACTCATCAGCACCAAATCCATCAAGAGAAGAGTCAAAAACTTCATCAAATAAAAGAATGTTGCAGTTTACAGAATTCTTCAGTCTTGCAACTTCACGCCAGGCAAATAACAAACTCAAATCGATTCTTGCCTTTTCACCCTCACTGAAAGAACTATAAGAAAAGTCTTCGTGAATGGGAGATTTGACACTTTCATTAAACTCTTCATCAAGTTGGAAATTGATGTAAAAGTCCATCATTTGCAAATAACGATTTACTTGCTGATTGATGAATGGAAGGTATTTTTTGATAATTTTTGTTTTTACACCGTCGTCCTTGAGTAAGGAGTAGGCAAAATCGTAATAAACGATTTCTTCTTTTTTCTTTGAAAGGTCTTCGAATGTTTTTTGGAGATTGTTTTGAAATTCTTCTAACTTCTCATGTTCAGTATTTCTGTTTGCAAGGTTTTGGATAATAGTTTGAATTTCAGATTCAAGGTCTCTGATTTGCCTCTGATTGAGTGAAATCCGAGTATTATTTTGAGAAATCTCATGGTTGAGTTTCGTAATCTCCTTAGATAGAACTGTGAATTGACGCTCTCGTTCCTGTTCTAACTTTATAGTCTCCTCAAGTTCCTGAAAACCTTTCTGGAGTTCCTTTGCTTTATTTTGAGCGTCTGCAATTCTATTTAACCTAAACTCTTCCTCGATTGTCTGTGTACAAGTAGGACAGACCGTATTCTCCGTGAAAAACTTATGCTCTTTAGTAATTACAGACACTTTTTGAGAGATCTTACCCTTAAGATTATTAAGTTTTACCAATTTATCACCAGCACCTGCAACTTCTTCTTGCTCCTTCATATACTTAAAAATACTTTCTTCAGTTAAAGCATTTTCATTCATATAAGTACCAACTTCCGAATCTAATTTGGCAATCTTTTCTTTATTGGCATTTATATTGGCATTTCCACGACTCTCAAGTTCCTCAATGAAACTTTGTTGCATCTTCATCTTGTCCTTAAGAGTTTCTTTCTTAAGTTCAAGAGATTTGATTTGCTCCTTCTTCTCACGAATCTTATCTTTGATAATTGCATTCATCGCAGAAAAAATACGAATATCAAGAAGGTCTTCAATAACTTCTCTACGATTTGCAGTTGTCAACTGCATAAAAGGAACAAAGGTGCTACTACCCAAAATAACAATCTGAGTAAAACTGCGATAATTTAATTTAAGAATATTTTCCTCAAGGATTTTCTGATTAGCACGGTCATCTGCTTCTTTATGAAGTGCAATTCCATTTACTTCTATATCAAAAATATTTGGTTTAATTCCACGACGAACCAAATAATTTTTATTGTTAATGGTAAACTCAATCTCTACAAGACAATCCTTTTCGTTTGTTGTGTTGACTAGTTGTGGTTTATTAATTTTTCGAAATGGTTTGTTGAAAAGTACGAAACACAGCGCATCCAACATTGTAGATTTTCCAGCACCATTAGTCCCAATAATGAGATTCGTATGGTTTTTTTCAAAATCAATTTCTGTAAAAGTGTTTGGAGAAGAAAGAAAATTTTTATAACGAATCTTATGAAATACTAACATTTTTAGGGGGAATTACAATATCGTCAGGAGTGACCACAGCATACTTATAATTATAGCGTTTACAGGTCAATATGGCAAGGTCATCATCAACTTCTACAACATCCATTTCAGTTTTTTCTTGGTCTTCTAACATCATTGCATAACGAGTAGCATCATCTTCTTCCTCAAAGAGAAATAAGACTTTTTCACCATATCGGTTTTGAACCGCATATGCTCCATCGTCTTTTCTATCTTTAAGTGTAAGAAGAAACATTATTCTACTTCGCAAGCTTGCTTATAAAGATCCTGAAAAATACCTTTAATGATATTCTTATCAAACTCAAATTCCGATTCTTCAATATAACGATTTAGAATTGTCAAAGTGTTTTCATCTTCACTAATTTCAAACTCTTCATTTTCTTGAATGTCAAAGTTTTCAATAATTTTTAAATCTTGAATACCAACACTATAAAGTTTATCGATGAATTTTTCAAAATCTTTTGGTTTAGATTTTTTACGAACAATCACCTTTACAATTTTGTTTTGATATTCAGTTGCATCAAATAATTGATAAGGAGTATCCTCATAATAAATGTTATAGAATAATTTATAAGGATTATTGATTGGAGTGTGCTCTAGAGTTTCAGTATCAAAAATATGAAACCCTCTAGTATCGTTTACATCATTCCAATACATCTCATAGGTATTTCCCAGATAAAAGATTTTCCCATTATCAGAGCGAGTGTGGTAGTGTCCAGAAAATACTTTATCAAACTTATCAAAAATCTTTGCATCCATTCCGTGCTCTTCCATTACCAGATTTCGATTCACACGGAAACCTTGTAACTCCAAATGTCCCATTGCAATCTTTGCTTTGGACTTTTTGATTTGCTTTATGGTCTCATCATAGTTTTCACTACAAATCCAAGGCACCATCATAATGTCCAACCCACCAACTTTAATTGTTTGTGGAGAACTATAAGCACTAATATTTGGATAGGTTTGAAGAAGCAAACTTGGAGAATTAACACTATTGGTATTCTTATAATAACAATCGTGATTACCAACGATCATATGAACCTCATAATTTTTCAAAGGTTCAAATACAACTCTCTTTGCCCATTCGAGACTTTGATAGTCAATTGATTTACGACTATCAAAAGCATCACCCATATGAATAACTGCCTCTACCTTATGCTCTTTGAGGGCAGGAAAGAAAATATTCTTATAAAAGAGTTCAAAGTGATCATGAAGATACTTAGAACCCTTCCTTGCCCCATAATGAGTGTCAGTTAAAATTGCTACCTTCATCGATTACTGCGGTATTGGATGTTGTCTTTCATACTATTATAGTCGGAATTGTTTCCAGAAAGCAAGTTGTCATCAATCATCATAACCTCATCAAAACCGGTGCGTTCAATAATCTTGGTTTTAATTTCTAATTGCTTTTTCTCCTTTTGAATACGACGGAGAAATGCATAATGAATAATTTGAGTAAAGTAAGCAAAAGGATTACTTGATTTTTGTGGATCAAAATTGTGAATATACTGAACGCAGTTTTCTATGCCATCAGAAATCATATCATCCCGAAACATATAATTCACAAAGTTGGGTTTATAGGAAAGGTGTGTAGCAATCTTTAAAAAACACTCTCCCAAATAATTTGTAATACGCGGCTTTGGAAGTCCTTGTTCTTTAGCAGCAGCAACTTTTGACCTGTAAACAATCAATGCTTCAAGTAACTCTTTGTTGTTTACATAATGTTCTGATTTCTTTTTTGGCATAACAAGTCCATCTTTTACTTAATATAAGTTGAATTAATTATACCACATAAATCAAGGGCTTGACAAGTATCAAAAATGTGTGTAGACTAGGTTTGTCTCCATTGAAGATGAGAATCTAGCTTTCTTTATTATCTTTAAGGTCCTTAAGGAAAATATCTTCAAGCATCTTACGTGCGTTTTTCACAGACCCAAGATATCCCATTTTATCA